GTATAAAGACAGGGCCGCAGATTAAGAGGAAGATTGCTCTTAAGGCTGAAAACTATGTCGTCTAAATAAATAAAAAAAGTGTAAACAAAAGTTCATGTCGGCAATCATAACGGATCAAATAAGAATATTAAATGCAAAAAACTTCGTTGCTGGTGTATCTACTTCGGCAAACTCTTATTATGCATTTGTGGGTTTACCAAATCCTACGAGTATTCAATCCGATTGGGATTCAAATCCTCCCGCACCAGTTGACAGTTTCAATAACATGAATGATTACTATGATAGTATGATTGCTGTTAAAAGAATAACCTCAGCTGATGTAAAACAAATAGTTCCTAAACAAAATTGGAGTTCTGGAACCACATATGATTTCTATAGACATGACTATAGTATATCCAATGCACCACCAAACTCTGGTGGAACATCTCTATATACTGCAAACTTTTTTGTTGTGAATAGTGATTTTAGAGTTTACATATGCTTACAGAATGGAACAACACCAGAAACACCTGATGGTAAACCATCTCTAGACGAACCAACATTTACGGATTTAGAACCAAGAAGTGCTGGTACATCTGGTGATGGATATATTTGGAAATACTTATATAGTATCAAACCAGCAGACTTAATCAAATTTGATTCTACTGATTTCATGCCAGTTCCTTTGAATTGGGGTGATAATGCTGCGGATGGTGCTGTTAAGAATAATGCAACTGATGGTGGAATCAAAATTGTTGTGGTTAAGAATAGAGGAACTGGTATAGGAACTGCTAACCAAACTTATACTAGAGTTCCAATTAAAGGTGATGGATTTAATGCTGAGTGCACAGTTGTTGTTAACAATGATGCTCAAATAGAAAGTGTAACAATATCTAATGAGGGATTTGGATATACTTATGGTAACGTTGATTTAGCTGCTGGATCAGTTCCAACACCCACATCTCCACCACAACTTGATGTGATTATTCCACCACCTGGTGGACATGGTGCTGATATCTATAGAGAATTGGGTGCAACAAATGCTTTATTATATGCAAGAATTGAAAATGATCCAGAAAACCCTGATTTTATCACAGGAAACCAAATCGCTAGAATAGGTATTCTAGAAAATCCTAAATCATTTGGTTCTGACCAGTTACTTACATTAGACAAGGCAAGTGCTGCCTATGGATTAAGATTATCTGGAACTGGATATAGTTCTGTGACATTTACTGCAGATAGTTTGATACAACAAACTGTTGGAACTGGTGTAACTGCATTTGGAAAAGTGATTAGTTACGATCAAGTCACTGGTGTTTTGAAATACTGGCAAGATAGAACGATTGCTGGTTTTAACACTGTTGGAACAGCACAAACTGCAACTGCAGCCATCTATGGTTATAACACAACAAGATTTACCGCAGACCCAAGTGCTGGTGGTAATGTAACGATTGTTGGTGGTAGTTCTAATTTATCAATCAGTACATCATTCTCAGGTCTCTCTACCTCAATAAATAATAGAACCTATTATCTTGGTCAGACTTTTACCAAGGGAGTTTCTAATCCAGAAATTGACAAATATTCTGGAAATATGATTTATGTTGATCACAGACCATCAATTACAAGATCTTCCAATCAAAAAGAAGACATCAAAATAATATTACAGTTCTAATTAACTATGGCTCAGCAAACCAATCTTAACGTTTCACCATATTTTGATGATTTCGATCCGAATGATAATTATCATAAGGTTCTTTTCAAGCCTGGTTTTCCTGTGCAAGCAAGAGAATTATCGGGTCTTCAGTCTATATTACAAAACCAAATTGAAAAATTTGGTCAACACTTCTTTAAAGAGGGTGCAAAGGTAATACCAGGTAATACTGCTTATTCGACTGAATATTTTGCCGTAGAATTAAATAATAGTCATTTAGGAGTTCCTGTAGAATTTTATATTGATCAGTTAATTGATAGAAAGATAATCGGTGCAACAACTGGAGTAACAGCAATAATTAAACAGGTTCTCAGGTCTGAGAATAGTGAGAATGGTAACTTAACGCTGTACATTTCATATATGTCTTCTGGAGTTGAAGATAGCACGATTAAAGTATTTGCAGATGGAGAATTATTAATAGCAGATAGTGATATAACTTCAGGGCCAGATAATAATGCTTTTATACCTTCGGGTGAAACATTCGCATCATGTATTGCAAATAATGCAACATCAACTGCTGCATCTTTTTCAATATCAAATGGTGTTTATTTTATAAGAGGTAATTTTGTTCAAGTTCAAGATGAAACAATTATTTTATCACAATACGATAATAATCCTAGTGCAAGAATTGGTTTAAGAATTGACGAAGACATAATTAATGCCGATGAAGATGAAACTTTAGCAGATAACTCAAAAGGATTTAACAATTATGCTGCACCTGGTGCAGATCGTTTAAAAATATCTTGTAGTTTATTCGCTAAACCATTAGATGATTTAAATGATTCTAATTTTATTGAACTAGCAGTTATTGATAATGGTATTTTAAGATCTCAGAAAAAAAATACAGATTATAGTTTTATTAGAGATGAATTAGCTCGTAGAACATTTGCTGAATCTGGAGATTATGTAACTAAAAGTTTTGCTATAGGATTAAGAAATTCCTTAGATGATGGTGTTAAAAATGGTGGTATATATCAAGAGGGTCAGTTTACACAAGGTGGAACACTTGCAAGTGATGATCTCGCGGTTTATCAAGTTTCGCCAGGTAAAGCATTTGTTAAGGGGTATGAGGTTGAAACTATTAGTTCTACTTATATAGATTGCCCTAAACCAAGAACATCAAAAACGTTAGAAAATCAAGGTGTTGTATATAAAACAGGAAATGCATTAAGACTTAATAATGTATCTGGTGCACCAAATATTGGAATTGGAAATACATATATTGTTAGTTTAAGAGATCAAAGACAAGGATCAAGTCAACAAAGTGCTGCTGGTGGTGAGATTGGTGTTGCCAGATGTTATGATTTTGCTTTAGAATCAGGATCTTACACTGCATCTAACTCTGCTGTAAATGAATGGGATATATCTTTATATGATATACAACTATTTTCTAAATTAACCTTAAATGAACCAGTCACTCTAACCATACCAACTCAAATAAAAGGTAAGTATAGTGGTGCTACTGGATTCTTAGTTAATGCTGTCAGCAATAGCACATCATTAGAAATATATGAAAAGACAGGAGAATTTATCACTAATGAGCCATTTGAAATAAATGGTATTGCAAATAATCGTGTTGCCACTGCAATAACATCTTTTGGAATGCAAGATGTAAAATCTGTATATGGTGGCCCTGATTTAGGTAATGTTGGTTTTGCAAAGACATTTAATGGTGATATTATACAAAAACCAATCATTAATTTTGAGGGTGCTAAGTTTACTGCAAAAGATAATGCAACAGGAATATGCACAGTAACTAGTGAAAGTTCTTTATTCCCAAGTGCAATAAAAGTTGGAAATATTTTATCATTTGGTGGCTTAGGTAATAATGTTCCTTCATTTGCAAGAGTCACTGAGGTTGCCACATCTTCCGTCAAAGTAACTGGTGTAACTACAGTTACAGGTGTAGCTAGTGGTGCAATTCCAACATCAGATACGGTTGTTTCAAGTTTAAAACTCCAATCCTCACCATTAGAAAGATCAACAGAAAACAGATTATATTCAGTGATGCCAAAGGCATTCATATCCAATGTTGATCTTACGAGTTCTACTCTTACAATTAGAAAAATATTTGATGTAGATGTGGTTCAGAATGGAAATACAGGTTTAGGCCAACTAAGTTCTGCTCTTGCTGCTGGAGTAAATGAAACATTTTTACCATTTGATGAGGAAAGATATGTATTCATGAGATCCGATGGTACGACTGTTGCTTTGACTGATGATATGTTTAATTTTTCTAGTGGCAACACTGTTTTACAATTAGAGGATTTAGGCACTGCAACAACTGGTTGTACGTTAATTGCAACTCTTCAGAAATCAAACCCAACTGCAAAAATAAAAAGATTAAACCGTGTTAATGCCACTGTAGTTAATTACTCTAAAGATTCTGCATCAGGCATTGGTGCAACATCACTGAACGATGGTTTGACATCTGGAAACTTCCCAATAGGAACAAGAGTTCAAGATCAAAAAATATCATTGAATGAGGCAGACGTAATTAGAATTCTTGGTATATTTGAATCTAATGATACAGCAGCTGCATCTGCACCTAAGATGACTTTAACATCTTTAAATGGCCCTTCTGGTAAAACAACAGATTTAGTTATAGGTGAGCAATTAGTGGGTGAAAATAGTGGTGCTGTTGCGGTAGTTGCAGAGTCAGTTACTGATGCCCAGATTACATATATTACTCAAAATGAAACTGCTTTTGAAGAGGGAGAGGTAATTACATCCAAAGAGTCATCTATTCAAGGTTTAATCACCACTTTAGATAATCCAAGTAAAAATATATCTGCTAATTATACATTTACCACAGGTCAAAAGGGTAGTTTTTATGATTATGGATTTATTACTAGAAAATCAAATGCAAAAGCACCTAAAAAACAATTAAAAATATATTTTCAAAATGGATTCTACGAATCTACAGATGATGGTGATATAACAGTTAAAAACTCTTACGATAGTTTTAATTATAGTAAAGACATACCTATGATTAATGGTGAATATGTAACTGATACTTTAGATATAAGACCAAAAGTTTCTTCATACACTGTTCTTGAGAATGTTAGATCACCATTTGAATTTTTTGGAAGAACATTCACTGCTGCTGGAAGTTCTGCAAAAAATATATTAGCTTCTGATGAATCAATTAACTTAACATTTTCTCACTTTGTTGGCAGGATAGATAGAATTTTCTTAGATAAAACTGGTAGATTTCAAGTTCAATATGGAGATCCATCAGAGAGAAGAGAAAGACCAACTGGTGTCGATGATGCAATAGAATTAGCAAGTGTTCTTTTACCACCATTTTTATTCTCACCAAAACAAGCAACTATTGATTTCTTAAAGTATAAAAGATATAGGATGCAGGATATTAAAGATCTTGAGGATAGAATTAAGAATCTTGAGTATTATACATCTCTATCAATGTTAGAAACAGAGACATCTAACCTGTTCATACCTGATGCAGATGGATTGAATAAATTTAAATCTGGTTTCTTTGTAGACAATTTTACAAGTCTTCAAACTCAAGAGACAAATGGATTTAAAGTAAAATGTAGTTTAGATCCAACTTTTAACGAATTAAGACCACAACATTATTGTACATCCATTGATTTAATGCCAGGCCCTGTAGAGAATGTTCCTGCTGGAACTGATCGTGCTTTTCTTGAGGCAGAGGGAACTAATATCAAAAAGAATGAAGATGTAGTTACTTTAGATTACACAGAGACAGAGTGGTTAAGTCAACAATTTGCAACTAGAACAGAAAGTGTTACACCTTTCTTGGTAAGTTTCTGGCAAGCAACTGTTAAGTTAAATCCAGCTACAGATACATGGACAGACACTGCTAGACTTGATGCTAAAGTAATTCAACAAGAAGGTAACTTCGCTGGCATTATGGCACAAGCGATGCAAGAGTTTGGTGTTGATCCACAAACTGGAATGGCTCCAATACAATGGAATGCATGGGAAACCACATGGTCTGGTGAAGAGTTTTCAGATAGAAAACAAAGAAGACAAGAAAGTAGTTCAGCGACTCATGAAGAGATAATCAAAGCTGGTTGGATTAATGGTGGAAGTGGAGTTAACCATTCACAAGATGTTACTGTAACTACCACAACAACCCTTGAAGATACAATCCGTGATACAATTAGAGTTGAAGATCAAGTAAGAACTGGAACAAGAAAGATTGTTACTGAACAATTTGATAGAGAATCTTTAGGAGATAGAGTTGTAAGTCGTGATATTATCATGACTATGCGTTCTAGAAATGTAGAATTTAGAGTGACCAAATGTAAACCATTAACACAGTTATATGGATTCTTTGATGGCATTGCAGTTACAAAATATTGCACTCCTAAGTTGACTGAAATTACAATGCAGTCTGGAACTTTCCAAGTTGGTGAAACCGTTGTTGGAAGAATGCCTGGTTCTGGAATACCTGCAGAGGGAACAGATATTCCTGCGATTAAATTTAGAGTAGCACAAGCAAATCACAGAGCAGGGCCATATAACGCTCCTACAGAAGTTTTTGCAAAAAATCCATATATTTCTCAAGTAGGTGCAACTGGTCTTGAAACATTCTTAGGAACACCAGGTGTTGTTCAACTTGCATCTGCTAGTGGTGGTGCTACAACCATGCCATCTACATATTCTGCAACATCAACCATATTGAATGTTGATACTAAATCATTAGCTGACCAACCACAAGGAGATTTCTTTGGATATACCGCAACTGGCATGGAACTTAGAGGTGAATCAAGTGGTGCGATTGCAGTAATTAATAATAGAAGATTAATATCTGATCTCGGTGCTAATTTAATTGGTAGTTTCTATATACCAAATCCAAATAGTGGTAATCATCCTAAATTTGAAACAGGAACAAAAACATTTACTGTCATTGATAACACAACAAATGATCAAGAAAATACAGATACATTTGGTGAGGATAATTATACTGCTGCTGGAACATTAGAAACAGTTCAAGAAAATATTATTTCCACAAGAAATGCTATTATTCAAACTTTACCAACTGCAGATGAGAGAACAACCAGACAATTGACAGGTTCTACTGTCATGAAGACAGAGGCTATTAGCACACAACAAAGAGAAACTGGAAGAAGAGATCGTTGGTATGATCCACTAGCACAATCTTTCCAAGTTACTGAAACTGGTGGTATATTCATCACTAGTTGTGATGTCTACTTCCAAACTAAAGATGACATGGACATACCCATGACATTCCAAATTAGAACAATGGAGGGTGGAGTTCCAACACAAAAGATTTTACCGTTCTCTGAAATAATTAAAGCACCTGATGAAATTCAAGTTTCTGCAAACGGAACTGTTCCAACTAAATTTACTTTTGAAGCACCTGTATATCTTGCAGGAGATAACACAGAATATGCTATTTGTTTAGCATCATGGTCAACAAAATATAAAGTATTCATATCTAGAATCGGAGAATCTGATCTATTAACTGATGAATTCATTTCACAGCAACCATACTTAGGATCATTATTTAAATCACAAAACGCTTCTACTTGGGATGCCTCTCAATGGGAAGATTTAAAATTTGTAATTAATAAAGCTGTATTTGAAGAAAGCGGAACGATGGAAATATATAATCCTGTTCTCGCTGAAGGAAATCAACAGATTGCAAAACTACAACCAAACTCTATTAACATAAATTCTAAACGAGTTAGATTAGGAATAGGAACACCGCTTACAGATACTGTTCTTACTCTAGGTAATACAATTAATCAGTTAGCTGTAAATGATGGTGCAACTAGTTTCTCTGCTGCATCAAATGCATCTGGTGATTTTGTTGGTAGTGCTGGTATAGGAACAGGCAGCATGGGAATTGTAAATGCTGGTTTAGGTTTTACTCCTGCATCAGGAAGTGCGTTGTTTGTTGGTGTTGCTCTTACTAATGTAACTGCTGGTGGAGATTCTATGACTGCTGATGTAGTTGTTACTGATGGTGGAATATCATCTGCAAGAATTATTACTTCTGGTAGTGGATTCCAACAAGGTGATGTTCTTGGTATAGGAACAATAGGAAATAATGCGGTTGGTAGAAATGCAAGACTCTCTATTGTTTCAATCGGTAGAACTGATGAGTTAATACTAGATAACGTTCAAGGAGATTTTGCTCTAAATGGATTATTAACATACACGCATCCAATCACTGGAATTACAACATCATTAAACACTGTTAAAACTGGATCTGCTGCAAGTTGTAGGATTGAAAAAATTACGACTGTAAGTGATGGATTGCACTTTACTGTTGATCATAGAAATCATGGTATGCATCATGAAACAAATAGAGTAACACTTTCTAATGTTGAAACTGATGTGGTTCCAACAAAACTTTCATTACCATATGGATCTAGTTCTACATCAACAATATCTGTGGTTAGCACCGACAATTTCACCACCTTTGAAAATGTTTCTGTAGGTGCAACAAATCCTGGCCTCATACAAATTGGTGATGAAGTTATGCAGTATACAGGTGCTTCTGGTGGATCTATTACAGGTATCACGAGAGGTAATAATGCGAAAGGTTATATTAAAGGAACTCCTGTTCGCAAATATGAGCTAGGCGGTGTGTCTTTATCAAGAATTAATAGAACTCACTTATTAAGTGAAGTTACTGATACAGATCCTGCTCCAATTACCTTTGACAGTTATACAATTAAAGTTGACACAGGAGATTTAACTGCTGCACAAACTGGATTACCTTTCTCTGCACCAAACAGAGAGAGTGATGGAAGTGCTGCAAGTAATCCAAAATTATTCTTTAATGATGCCAAATCTACTGGTGGTTATGAATCTCGTGCAACACAAAATATTCCATTCCAGATTATATCACCAAACATTGCAAATGTGACTGTGCCTGGCACTACTATATCAGCAACAATGAAAACTATATCAGCTTCCAATTTAAATAATGGATTGGGTCAAGGAGCAGATTTACCATTCTTGGATAAGGGAAGTCAATCTGTAACATTAAATAAATCTAATTACTTAGATTCTCCTAGAATGATCGCATCTAGGATTAATGAAACCAACAATATTGTTACTCAAAATAATTCTGGAGACAGGTCATTCAATATGACACTCACACTTGAAACGAGCAACACAGATTTATCTCCTCTTGTTGATTTACAAAGAATGAGTGCTGTTCTTGTTTCTAATAGAGTTGATGCTCCTATTACAAATTATCTAGAGGATCCTAGAGTAAATACACTCTTTGATGATCCTACAGCATGTCAATATGTTTCTAGAGAAAATAGTTTGGCAAACTCTGCATCATCGATCAAGATAATGCTTGAAGCACATATCAATGAGTTTTCTGATATCAGAGCATATTATGCAATTAGTCCTACTCCTAACTTTGATCCTATATTTGAACCATTCCCTGGCTTTGCTAACTTGGATAACAATGGTCAAATAATTAGTGCAGAGAAAAATGATGGTAGACCTGATAGATTTATTCCAAAAGCAGATGCTGGTGGATTTAAGAGTAATGAATTAACATTTAGAGAATATGAATTTAATATGGAAGATTTGCCACCTTTCAAATTTTATAGAGTTAAATTTGTATTAACATCAACAAATCAAGTATATGTTCCTAGAGTTACTAATTTAAGGGTAATCACTTTAGCATAATGTCAAATTACATCCCAGTCGAAGGAAATTCTGATTTAGTCAGAGATCCAAAAACTGATTCAATTATTAATACAAATACTAATGCGTATGAACAATACATTTCACAACGCAAAAAACGTAAACTTGAAAAAGAAAAATCTTTAAATTTAGAAGAAGATCTTGCTAATTTAAAGAGTGAGATGAGTGAAATAAAATCACTATTAAAGGAGTTAGTAAATGGCAACTAAAAAAATTACTTTCGATCCAGAAGCTGGTGCTGCACATGCAGCAAACTTTACAATGCTTGGTGGTGCAAATTTTGAAGGTAACTTTGAGGTTGTAGGAACATCAAACACTGCATTTAATCTTGAAGGATATTCTGGTTCATCTCAAATGACTAAGAGTGTTTCTATAGGATCAACTGCTTTTCCTGCTGCTACTTTTGCTGTTGGATTTACAAGTGCTGCTGACGGTAAAGTTCGTATATCATTAGGTGGAACTCAAACTAAAACATTAGAAGAAGGTCGATATGTGTATGATGTGGTTGTTAGTTCTGGAAATACTTTCTATAGGTTAGCTGACGGTAACATTCTTGTTCGACCTGGTATATCATCAATCTCCGCACTATAAATATGGATAGAGGTATAGTATAAATGGCTCAACCATCCACTAGATCAGAATTAATCACCTATGCTAAGAGACAATTAGGTGCACCAGTATTGGAAATCAACGTTGCAGATGAGCAAGTTGAGGATATATTGGATGATGCGATTCAATACTTTCAAGAGCGTCATTTTGATGGCGTATACCCAACATTTTTAAAATATGAAGTTACTGAAGACGATATAAAAAGAGGAAGATCAAGAGGAGGAAATACTGATAACGTAGGTATTACCACACAAACAGCAACATCAACGATTGATGGTCAGTCGGTTTCATTTACTTTTAATGAAACATCAAATTATTTGCAAGTTCCACCAGACATTCTCGGCATTACAAAAGTGTTTCATTTTGATGGAACAAATAGAATGGCAAGTGGTATGTTTAGTTTAAAATATCAGTTATTTTTAAATGACGTATATTTTTATGGTTCAACTGAGTTGATGACATATGCAATGACAAAAAGATATCTTGAGGATATTAACTTTTTGTTAACTACACAAAAACAAATTAGATTTAATAAAAGGCAAGATAGACTATATCTAGATATTGATTGGTCTAGTATTAATGAGGGAGAGTTCCTTGTTATTGATTGTTATAGAACATTAGATCCTAATGATTATGCTAGGGTTTTTAACGATTCATTTTTAAAACGATATTTTACTGCACATCTTAAAAAGCAGTGGGGTCAAAACTTAATGAAATTCCAAGGAGTTAAATTACCTGGTGGAGTCGAATTAAATGGTAGACAAATCTATGATGATGCAATCAATGATATAGCACTCATCAGAGAACAAATGTCTAACACTTACGAACTACCACCACTTGACTTTATAGGATAATATAATGGCACTAAATCCATTCTTTCAGCAAGGCTCCTCTGGTGAACAGAGTCTCGTTCAATCTTTGATTAACGAGCAGTTGAAGATGTATGGTGTAGAAGTTCATTATATGCCAAGAAAATTTGTTAGTGAGAAATCAATATTAAAAGAAGTAGTTCAATCAAAATTTGATGATGCATATCCAATAGAAGCATATATTGATAACTTCGATGGTTATGATGACATGCCATCCACATTATCAAAGTTTGGCATTCAAGCAACTAACGAAGTAACGTTAATTATATCAAGAGAAAGATTTGAGACATACATATCTCCCCTAATGAAAAATGAATCTAATATTAAACTCTCCACAAGGCCAAAAGAAGGAGACTTGATTTATTTCCCATTAGGTGATCGTATATTTGAAATCAAATATGTAGAACATGAGAAACCATTTTATCAGTTAAAAGATACCTACGTTTTTAAACTAACATGTGAACTATTCCGTTACGAGGATGAGGTCATTGATACTGGTGTAGATGAAATAGATGATACTCTAGAGGCAGTAGAGGGAGCAGACGGAGAGGAGTTTCTTATTGGTGCTGGTGGCACACAGAAACTAACTCTTGTAGGAACTGCATCTCAAGCAACCGCATCTATAGGTATTGTTAATGGTGGTATTCAACAAATATTCCTATCTAATAGAGGTAAGGGGTTTACATTTGCACCAAGAGTTGCAATATCATCTGCACCTGCAGGAGGGTTATCTGGTATTGCTACATCTAAGTTGTTAAGTGGTGTTGCTATTGAGGGTAATATTAGTGATAGTAAGAAGTCTGTTGTGCAGTTTATTGACTTAGTAAATCCTGGCTTTGGATATACTGCCAATCCACAAGTTCAAGTAATTGGAGATGGAACTGGTGTTGCTGCAACATCTAAGATAGAGAATGGTGTTGTTGGTATTGTAACTATCACTTCAGGTGGTTCAGGATATACAACATCTCCAACAATCACATTCACAGGATTATCAACAGTGTCTGCTGCTGCAACTGCGGTTGTTAGTGCTGC